GTGCTGTCGGTGCCTTTGGCTCTACCGGTGCTGTCGGTGCCTTTGGCTCTACTGGTGCTGTCGGTGCCTTTGGCTCTACCGGTGCTGTCGGTGCCTTTGGCTCTACTGGCGCTGTTGGTGCCTTTGGCTCTACTGGCGCTGTCGGTGCCTTTGGCTCTACTGGCGCTGTTGGCGCCACTGGTTCTACTGGCGCTGTCGGTGCCTTTGGTTCTACTGGCGCTGTTGGTGCCTCTGGCTCTACTGGTTCTACTGGTTTTATTGGAACACCTATAGCTTTAATATCAGAGTTAAAGGCAAACCAAACATTTCCACTCTTGTAAGAAACCATATTAAAGCTAATCTCTGGCTGAGTTACTTCACCAACAATAGCTCCATACCACTTTTTATCACTTTCAGCTGTATCCCATTCTAAAGTTTCCCAGCGAGAACCTAATGCTTTTTCAGCGTTTGAAGAATTCGCATAAGCTGAATTATTAGCTTGAATTTTAATTGAGGAACCAGAAATAGGGATTAATTTACCATTAAAATAGCGTACGCTTTCGATTGCATCCTTATATACAGCTCCACTACCATTTCCACGATTTAGAGATGAGAAACTTACTAAACTTCCTGTAGGGTCAATCAATTCCCCATCTTCGCCATAGAATTTCACTTTTACATTGATATTCGTAGAAGTAAAGAAGTCATTATACCAAGCTGTAATTGTTGGATCGTCTGATGCATACATACTCATTTTGGTTCCATCACCAAATTCTGTAGCTTTCAAGGTATAAGTATAGACAACTTTTGAAATCTTTTTACCATTAAAACTAGAATTTTGTAAGCCAGTGTATGTTACATCCACTGGTTTGTTTTTTTCTAAAACAAGTCTTGCATATGCATTATTTGAGTTAATTTGATTAAAGTAAGAATAGGCTGTTGATTTTGTCTTGTCGGGATTAGTTGGAGAAATGCCCCATGACCTTACCAAATCATCCAATTCTTTTTTTGTATACTGATGTACTGATGGATCAATTGAGCGGAGAGCATTCGGCTCACTCTTGAAAATTAAAGATTGTGATTTGGCTTCTGTTAGATAGCCATCTTGATGTTTTTTAGCTTCAGCTTCAATCATGGCACGCGTGTATTCTTCCATATCACGCTTATATTGCTCACTGTCTGCTTTATATTTAGCTAAAGCAGCATCATATTGAGCCTTAGCCTTATCATAAGCTGCTTTATCGACAGTATATTGTGCCTTAGCCTGATCATAAGCAGCCTTATCAATAGCATACTGAGTTTTCGCTGCATCATATTGAGCTTTAAGGATTTGATATTGACCGAGATCACGATCATACTGAGTTTTCGCTGCATCATACTGCTCTTTATACACTTGATATTGAGCCAGCTCGCGATCATATGTTGTCTTAGCCACATCATAGGCAGCCTTATCAACTTTATATTTAGCTAAATCAGAATCATATTGAGTCTTAGCTGTATCGTAAGTAGCCTTAGCTGTATCATAGGCTTCTTTAGCTGTATCATAAGCTGCTTTATCCTTGTTGTACTGAGCTAGATCTTCAACATATTTATTTTGAGCTTCGTCATAAGCTGTTTTCGCTATATTGTACGCAACTCGATCCTCTTTATATTTCTCCAGGTCCTTTTCATACTTAACTTTGGCCGCATCGTAAGAAATTCTAGCCGCATCATAGTTTGCCTTAGCTATATCATAAGCTGCTTTATCCGTATCATAAGTCGTTTTAGCCTTGTCATACGCTTCTTTATCAACATCATATCGAGTCTTAGCCACAGCATAAGCAAGTTTCGCCTCATTATAAGCAGCTAAATCTCTATCATATTGAGCTTTCGCTGTATCATATTGTGTTTTCAATACATGATATTGAGCCAAATCATAGTCATACTTAGCTTTCGCTGTATCATATTCTGATTTTTTTACATCATATTCAGCTTTCGCTGTATCATACTGTGTTTTTGCTTCATTGTATTTGGCAGTATCTACTTTGGCAGCTTCCGTAACTGATTTAATTTCTTCAGTTTGTTTTTTATAGTCGTTTTTGATCTCAGCAATTTTTTGCTCCGTTTCTTGTGGAGTAGTTGCTGTGCCACGATCTACATCAGCTTCCCTAGTAACCTCAACCCCAGCTTTTTTTGCATCTTCTACAGCATTATCCAAACCAGTAGAATCAACTTTTACAGGCTCTGTTTCCGTAGCTTTTGCAGGAGCTGCTGGAGGTGCAGTGTAAGTTACAGGGGTTGTGTCACTAGCCGAAGAAGCCAATGCAGTCGGAGTTGATTCAGCTGCTGGAGCTGCTGGGGAAGTAGCTTCAACTGGAGCAGTTGCATTCGCAGTTGGAGCGGTTGAATCCGTAGCAGTCGCTGGAGCCGCTGCTTCAGCTGATGCAGCCTGAGATTGTACTGCCAAACTAGTATCTGCCGCTGACGCTACAGCTGTTGTAGTCGTTGGTTCAGAAGATGATACTTCATCCGCCGATGCAGTTTTGTTATTGCTAAACATAGCAATAGCACCAAGAGCAATGACACCAATTGTACCATAGACTTTATTTTTACGAATAGATCCATGACCTTTGGTCTCACTATTGTGATTGAACATACGCGTTCCTTCTTTCCTTTTTTATAATTAACCTATTATCCAATTTTCTCTTTCAAAAGGTTTAATTTGTTTAAACCCTAAGAGTGATAAAACGAACAGACCGATTGTTGCAAAAAGAGTCGTTGTTTCACCAAGCTCTGGCAACAATACAAATTTTCCATCACTGGACTTAACAGTAACAGTGCCGTCATCATCGGCTGTCCCACCTACTTGTGCTAGCGGAACGACTGATTGGGAACCATCAGAGTTTTGGACAACAGCACGACCCTTATCACTTCCGATGACTTGGAAACCTTGATCTGTCAAAAGTGGAGAGCTTGCTGAAACCTTTTCTCTCACAGGAAGAGCTAGCATTTGAGCTAAATCAAAGTCTACCAAGCTATCTTTTTCACGCTTTTCAGACTGTTCCTGTTTTCTTTCTACAAGTCTCTGTAGTTCTGAGGCGGCTGCTCTCTTATCTGCATCAGTCAGTGAAGTTGCTACAGTGGCCATAGAAACTGCTGATGAGACTGATAAGTTAGCTGACGCTGTTGAAATCCCCGACGTCGGCTGCCAAGCTTCTGGAAGCACAGGTGACTCTGTAGGTGTGGATTCTTCAGAAGCAATCTGAGATTCCGTTTCTGTCGCTGGGGCTTCCAGATTTTCTGGTTCAACTGATGGATTGGACTCCACCGGTGGAACCTCTGGCTCCACTGACTCACCCTTATCAGGGTCAGTCGACTCAGGCTTCTCTGGCAGGACTTCCGAGCTCGGATTTACAGATGAATCCGCAGGAGCTGATTCACCAACTTCCATAGGTGGTGCTGGTTTTGCCGATGAAGCATCTGATTGCACTAGGTTTTTGCCATTTTCTGAGTCTGTTGATGCCGTAGACGTCGTTTTATCATCCGTTGTCGGCACAGTGGCGACCGGTGCCGAATTACTTGAGCGCTCCACATCACGAGCCAACACTGGATTTGCACCCAAAGCAGATAATAAAACCGCCGTCGAGGTCAGAAAAACTTTATTTTTTTCATTATAAAGCATCCCCTCCATTCTCAAAATACATATATATGTTGCTAAAGCAACAGTATAAAATACCACTTATTTTAATGATAATAATATTCTTGTAATTTGTCAAGTTAAACATGTGACCCTAATCTAATGATTGTGTAAAAAATGTCATGAAATCGAGTGAAAACATAGACCTTTTTTACTTTCCTAATATATATTCTCTGATTTTATGTATAAAATGGACAGAAAATGAAGCGATGTGAGGCATTTTTTTATAAAAGAACGCTTACTTTTATCTATGTTCTATCCAATATTACTTTAAGATGGAGCTTCCAGCCATTTGACGTTCAGACGACTGAACTTACTTGACAGATTCTCAAATAAATACTAAAATGAAATGATAGAGACTTTTAACTAGAAAACATTAAGAGAGGAGGAAACTACTGTATGGCTGAATCGAGACGGAAAAAACGAACACTGCTTTTTCCTATACTCCCTTTACTTTTCTCAGCTTTTTTACCAGTAGTTGCGCACGCCTCTGTTGAAGGAGAGGCTAACGATCAGAAGAGTGAACTGGTCTCTTCCAACCTCTCAACTAACGAAAAAGAGGGACAAGAACATTCAGATTCTGAAAGCCAACCGAACCAAGGAGCCGACAGCAATATCTCCTCTTCAAGCACGCCTGCAGCTCCAGCTCTTTATAATAAAACATACGAATTTATCAGTGGCACCCCAAATAAGACTCTGCCTCCAGAAGTCCTGAAATACTTGCCACAAAATCAGGAAAATATCCAAAACGGAACGAGAGCAATCCCTGATCCGCCAAAAGAAAACCAAACAGAAATCCAGGTCCCATGAGGAAAATGGATTTTTAAAGGCTACGACAAAGATGCGGAAACTATCCAAGATAAAGATGCGCATTTTATTGGCAAATGGGAGTTTGAAGAAAAGCCAAAGCAGGAAACAAGTACCTCAAGCAAGGAGCACTCTACGAGCAGCAAACCTTCAAAAAAGGCGAAGACTGCATTCACCTTGACCTTGCCAGTCATCGGTAGCTTACTAGCCATGTTGCTTGCAACCGGATCTTTCTTTTTCTACCGCAAAAAGAAGCTGGGCACAACGCAAACCGAGGTTCCTGCCACTTCACCGACGACTCCACTTAAAAACTCTCAGAAACAAAACTTCAAAGCAGCATTGAGCCGTTTCTCATCCATGATAACCCTGCTGGGATTCCGAAAACGTAAAGAAACTGACGAAGATTCCTGGGATTAACATGTACGCTCACAAACTCTGATGTATCAGTTTTAAAGAATTCTAATTTAGCATAGCCGATAAAAGCAAGTTTTGATTTTATCGGCTTTTTATTATGTCACTGCTAATATGCTAAATATCTCCACTTTGGAAAACTCAGACCAGACAAGCTCTGATAGCTTCTAGTCATCTCATGATTTATTTTCTGATTTCTACTAGCCGACCATCTTTTGGGACATCATCTTAATTATTTTTGCAAAGTTTGTAACTTTTAGTTGACGTCCTGAAAAATATACGCTAAAATAGTAAGAGTTGCGGCGGTATAGCCAAGTGGTAAGGCACGGCTCTGCAAAAGCTTGATCGTCGGTTCAAATCCGTCTACCGCCTTTCAACACCTGATTTATCAGATTTCAACCGAATGAAAAGCCCTATTTTACGGGCTTTTTTATTTTTTTCTTCGGTTTAAAAATGATAACTTTAAAAATATTTTGGGGCGGATTTGGGGCGAAAACAGACCGACATCTTTGTCGGCCTGTTCCTACTTTATTCAAAATCTAACAAATCACTTTCTACGACCGCTTCAATCGCTAGAGATTTTTTCCCTTGCTCTACAAAATCAATAGTGATAGCATTATCTTTGATTTCTGTTACTTTCCCAGTTCCAAATGATGAATGTTTGACCGTTGAACCTACAACGTCTTTGTGAGACTCAATCCAATTTTTTACTTTCTCATTTTCTTCCTGATCTTGTAGAAGACCAGATTGTTTCATCAATTCGACCACCTCGAAATATCCATCTACAAATGTCTGTTTGAAATCAGAACCCATAGATAATTCTGAACGTTTCACAGGTTCTCCTAAACCTAACATCAAGTGAATAGCTTTCAAAATGACATCATCAGAGACGTTGCGGCTATCGAGCTGCCCACCGACTGCGTCGCCATAAACACCATAGAAATGGCCGTCTTCATCATCGTGACCGTAAATATCCATGATATTACTTGTACCAAGATTGCAATATACTGCCCCTTCTTCATTTACAATAGCATACGCTACATCATTGTTTTTGATTGCTTCAAGTAGTTGTTTTGCTTTTTCCATTTCCAATTCCTCCGCATAATCTGTTAATTTGATGGCATTTTCTAAACTCATTTTTTCGATTGGGGTTTTACCTGTAACCCACCTACTAATTGTCGTGCTACCTATTCCAGTAGCTTTAGAAATTTTGTAGGCTGTCAATTTTTTTAATAATTTTTGAATTTTTTTAAAATCTGCTTTACTCATTTTTTATTATCTCCTGAATACCAAGCGATTGCTACTGCTAAAATTGCTACAAATAATATAATTTTCATCTTGATTTTCCTCTCACTTTCGTATACAATGAAAGGCAAGGAGAGCTTGCGCTCTCTCACCTTCAAGCGATTATCTCTTCCGTGGTCTACCAAACTTAGGAGCGATTTTCGCTTTTTTATTTTGCTCTTTTAGTACCTTGTACCAAGAGCGACTTTCCTTTGAAATTGCTACCGCAATTCCAATCATGACCGTGACCCTTGCTAGCCACTCGTCTATGCTGTCCATTTGTATCACCTCCTTACATTATTTATTATACTACATTATAATGCACTAGTCAATGCTTTTTATAAACTTTTTTTGAATTTTTTAAAAAAAGTTAAGTCTATCAATACGGAAAATTTTAAATTTTTCCATTATAGCAGAAAAAAGCCCCAGCCTTTTCGGCCGGGGATAATTAAAATTTAAGAAAGAAATTTTTTCATCGCAGTTTCCGCTGCGTTTTTTATTTATGACAATTGACCCCACAGGTCAATGCGGTTGCCAGCTTCGTCCGTCTGGCCAATCGCTAAGTAATTACGATTGCCAGATTCTCCGACATAAGAAATCCAGCGATAGCCATCGTTTGAGCCTTTAGAGTCGTAATGGACTTTTTCGCCCGGCTGATAAACTGCCACGATTTCACCGTCTAAGCTAGGCGTTCGGCGGACATTGATTGGAGAGTCGCCGACTGTGAAAGTAGCATCTTCTGGGAAGAAAGGGGCCTCATGATTTTCCATGACTTCTGTAATCGTTTCTTTTAGCTCAGCTTTAGGTAAAGACTCGCCTTTTGGACGAAATGCTGTTGGATACAAGATAGAGTATGGAAAAGCAACGAGGTTAAACACACCCCCGATACCGTCAGGCCCCGAAGCTCCACCTTGGTTCTGACCAAGGAACCAACCTTGGGTGCCATCGATGTCCCCAGCGAAAATAGCGATATGTGAAACAGGTGTGAGGTCTGTTTCCATAAAGACAGCTACATCGCCTTCTTCCATGTTTTCCACTTCGTCGAAATAGTCCAGCATGCCATTAGTATAGCGTTGCTCCCAAATGTCTTTAACAAAGCCAGAAACTGTGCAGTTAGCAAATGGTACACCTAACCAAACGCAGTATTTAGCATATCCATCCCAACACTGCCAGCTAAACCAACCGTCAATATCGAAGCCGTACCCAAGGACTTCATCCTGAAATAATTTATATTTACGCATATTACTTCTCCTTTTTTAATTCAAACGCTGCAAGCCAAAAATAGACTGCAGCAAAAGCAAATAGAGCAAGCTTCAGCGCCTGCTCTTTTATTCTATTTTTTATCATTTTTATCCGAACTTGAGATTTTTTCGATAAACTCTCGAAAGAATGCTGTGTTAATACCTAGTTTATCAAAATTTTCCAGAATAGATTTTAGCTCAAAAAAAAGATACCCGAAATAAAGTATCTGTAGAGCTCCAAGTCCGATTCCTTCAGGCAGTAAAATAGACAGCGGAATGCAGAAAGCTAGTAAAGCGATACTAGCAATCTTGCGAATAATTCCGTTGATCCCTTCTTTGCTACGAAATTCAATGTTTGGGTTGAGCTTAGCGGCCAGAGTCCCTGTCAGGAAGTCAATAGCCATAGCACCCATGATAAGTGCTAAAGTAAACACAATCAGTTCATCCTGCGTATCAATTAAGTCACGCAAGCTGTGTGACCATTCCAAAACGTCAGCCTGCATTCATCACCCCTTTTTCTCTTTAGGCGCAGCTTCTAGCTCTGCGATTATAGCATCTTCCGCAGCATAGACAGCGTTCCGGAATGCTTCCTCTTGATCTCGCACTTCTTGACGGTTGGCTGCGTAAACCTCAGCATTATCAAGCCATGAGTTATGTGTTGTCACGCCTTTATCATCGATATCGGCTGTCATGGTTTTAACGAGCGTGTCGTCAACTTTGACGTGCCCTACGATTTTAGTTGTTTTGATAAGTTCCAGTGTCATTTTACTTCCTCCAATTTTTCTTTTGCTTCGTCAAAAAGTTCCTTCAACGCTGCATCCGAAGCTAACACAGCATTAAAGCTATTGAGTTCTTGCTCCAAGAGCGAGCTTTTGCTTCGCTCTACAATAAGCAGAGCTTGCAGTTTAATTTCTGATTGAGTCTTATCCGTTAGCTGATTTTGGTATTCAGCCAGCATGTAAACATACACATTTTCGTCCATTTTTTCTCCTTCTTACGATATTCCGTAGTTATAGCCATAATTTTGGAAAAGCTCTCTGACTTTATCTCTCATGGCTCCTGTCATGGTTACCTGATTTCCTGCAGCATGCTCCCAAAGTCGCCACAAGGCCGCTACAGACTCCTCTAGCTTGACCCAGTCACGACCGTTAGGATTGCGGTGTTTTGGTGCGACAAAGCTTCTTGCCCAGAAAGACGACTCTTTATTCCAAGTAGCGGGAGTCATCCGCTGCGTTACCGCGTTGATATTCCATCCCACATCCCCTTGAGCGTGACGAAAATAAGTATTATCTCCGTATAGTCTCAGGGAATCTTCAATTCCTGCCTTGTTTGAGTTTTCGACCACTAGACCTGCAAAAGTAACTGAATCGAACTTCTCGCTTCCATTCCGGTTACTACCTATAATTGTCCGAGTGTAGTCCACGTTGCCTTTTCGCTCGGTCTCATAACGCATAAACTGCGTCGGGTGCCCGGGCAATACCCGCTTGATTGCGGCCGTGTTTGACCCCATAATCAACGTGTTTTTATTTAAGTCAAAATTTAGTGTGCCATCAATCGAACCAAGGACGCCGCCTCTTATTTGGTTTGCCGTAAAGTCAATAGATTGTAGTGTATTGACGAAAGCGTCTTTTGCCATCAGCTTTCTGAGCAGAGCTTCACCAGCAGATAACTTTTCAAGTAAAGCATCATCCGCCTTGACTTTATCAGCCGTCACGGCATTAGCTCCTAGCACTTCCGCTGTCACTGCGCCTGCTGCTAGATGAGGTGTTGTGATAGCTCCTGCGGCCAAGTCACGGCCAGTGATGGAGCCATCCACGATTAAATCGCCCGTTATCCGCATGAGCTTTGTGATGGCCTGCATGCTCTCTGGATTTTGGACGAAAAGACTAGCCAAAGTCTGCCCGTTGACAACCTTCCCAGTCCCAAGAACGATCTGACCGGGTGTGATACTGATGTCGGTCTTCTTGAGGCTTTCCCCGATCTGACTGGACATAGTAGCAAACTGCCCCTCAACTGACTGACGATACTCCGCTAGCTTAGTCTCGGAGCTGGTTTTCAGCTCCTCAAACCGTCTTGTCAGCCCTCGCACGTCCTCTACATGCTGGGCTTTGGCAACGTAACTGGCCTCGATAGCCTTACGCTCAGCAGTCAGCTGACGGGCTGTTTCCTCTCGAGAGTAAGAGCGTAGAGCTTCTGCTCTCGAGCCGTCAGTATTGACGTAGGCTTGCACAGCTGTGAGGTCGGTGCGCAAGCCTTGAGCCGTCTGTTTAAACTCAGCTAAGCTAGTCTTAGCCTCATTAAGGCCAGTCTCGACCCTGCCGACTTTGTTTAAGGTTTCTTGAGCTGACTGCTTCCACGTATTAAAGCTTGTCAGCGAGCCATTGGCCGTATTAAGGGCGGATTGCACGCTGGCCAGTTGGCCGTCGATGCCCTGTTTAAACTCTGCAAGCTTGGTGTCAGCGTAGCTCGTTGTATCTTCTGGAGCTGGTGACCAATCTGTTGGGATAGTACCTATCTCTAGCTTAAATTTAGCTTTATCTTTATCTAAAATTAAATTTTCAAATGAGATAGCTAAATATCTAGCGTTTTGAGGCGGTTTGAGGTCCTTTTTTAAGTAGCCATTAAACCAAAATGTTGAGTACCCGTTTGAAATAGGGTTGCGTTGCTCATCAAATAGCTGCAAGCCTGCCCACAACCTTTTCTCTTTAGGCTCAAGTTCCCAGATTTGCAAAATATAATCTGTGCTTTTAATCTCGATAAGATTTGAATATACATAATTATTATCTCGCTTAAGACCATTTTGATAATAACCATTTTTGTTAAAATTTGAGTAAGCTAGTAAATTATTTCCGCCTACAGCAAGCTCCTCAAACCGCCTGCTTATGCTCCGCACGTCCTCTGTGTGCTGAGCTTTGGCCACATAGCCAGCCTCAATGAGCTTGCGTTCGGCAGTCAGCTGACGGGCTGTCTCCTCGCGACTGTAGGTCCGCTGAGCTTCCGCTCGTGTGCCGTCAGCGTTGACATAGGCTTGGACAGCTGCCAAGTCTACCCGCAAGCCTTGGGCTGTTCGTTCAAAGCTTGCCTTGGCCTCTGTGATGAGGCCGTCAACATCCTCGGAATTTTCGCTATAATCAGTCGCTAGATTGCCTCTTTCTAGCTTGACTCCAGCCAGCCAAATTTCATCTGTCGTGCTTCTGCTATTGTGTCTAAATAGCACATGCTTATAGATACTAGTAGCATCTATAGGCGCATCTGCCAACTTGTAAACAACATAGTATCTCTGCCAGTCAGCAGAGAGCGCAAAGCGACAATAGCCGTCTCCTGCCTTTGATACAAGACCTTGACTGGTTGTACCAGACAAAACAGATAGATACCCTCTCCGACCGTAAAAGAATGTAGTCATCTCGCCTGTGCCTTTAGCCCAAAAGGACAGGGTGTAAGTCCCGCCCAGCTCTGGATAAAGAGCGTTGGAATACTCGACAATATCCTGATAAGCAGAATTAGCGTCTGCGTTTTTAAAATATCTAACTACGCAATTGTTGTATGTCTCAGATAATAGCTGAGACCGCCCATTGACCCTGTCAAATGCTTTTGTCCTTTTGAGCAGGTTGACTCCACCAACCCTGAGACTAGCCAACTCCTCCCTCAGCTTCCCAGCCTCAGCCGTGACCAAGGTCTTGTCAGCCTTGTCTTTCGTGGCATTGACAATCTCTTGTCTAATACCAGACGCTCGCACCTCAAACTCGGCTGTGCTGAGCTTTTGGTTAAGCTTGTTCTGCGTGTCAGTCTCGAGCGACTTGACTGACTGCTTTATCCCATCTGAGAGTACAGTCAGGGCGCTGCTGTCGGCCTTGGTCTTGAGCCCCTCGGTCAAGCGGTTCACTCCAGCTTCGAGCGAGTCAGCCTTTTGTCTAAAGGTTGATTCTACGGCTGAGATTTGTGTTTCGACATCTTCGGGCGCCGGACTCCAATCTGTCGGTATCGTGCCATATTCGACTTTGATTTTGGTTTTGAGTACATCTCCGATTTCAAAGCTTGATCCACCACAACCAAAACGCAAGGTAACAAAACTCACTCCCGCTAACTCTTTTGGTGAAATCACAAAAGAGTTAGTGCCGTAATGTCGATAATGTTTTACCGTACTTCCTCTTTCGTCGAAGTACGAAATGTAATTCTTGGCAAAGACAGGATTCGAAATCGTCACATAGATTGATCTGCCTGAAATGACAGGAATACGAACGCCATTTCTGACGCTTACTGTTCTTGGGTGAGTCATCGCTTCGCCGACATAAGGATCTAGTCCTGTTGCTTTAAAAGATATCTCGCCAGATAAAATGTCCATTTTAAAGTCTGCTACATGACCATTTTTCACTATTTCGGCATTTTTACTCAACGCATAGAGATTTGTACCCCCAACCGACACGCTCGCAATCCGACTAGCCAACTCATCTGCTGTCTGCTTAACCTCAGACTTGCTGGCTTTGCCATCTGCCACGTTGGCCAGCTCTGACAGCCTGCGTGTAGTCGACTGCTCAAACGTTGCCTGAGCGGATTTCACGCCCGCTAGCTCTGTTTTAGTCGCATTGAGCGCTGAGACTTGCTTTGCTATCTCGGTTTCGTGCTGGCCTTGTTTGGTGCGGATAGAGCCAACATCCGAGCGGATTTGACTGATATTGCTATTCAACTGACTCTGAGCTTGCGTTAGGTTGGTTTTGACACCAGCCAGCTCTGACTTTGCCTGATTGATAGATTGCGCTTGCTTAGCTAGCTCACTATCAGATTGGGATTGCTTGCCTCTAATGGCAGCAATATCAGACTGGATTTGACTGATGTCGCCAGAAAGCCGACTCTGAGCCTGTGTCAGATTCGCCCTAACAGCCGCTAAATCAGTCGAGGCGCTAGACAGTTTCTGATCAAATTCCTTTTGCAGCCTGTCCGTGACCTCACTCTTACTCTGATTGATTTTCAGATTCAGCTGCTCGGTCATTGCTGCTTTTATAGCCTCTGCATGAGCTTTGATTTTCTCAATATCATCCTTGATAGCTTCAGACCGCTTGTTAAACTCCGCATCAAAGGCTGCATCAGCATTCTTCAATGCACGTTCAATAGCCACATCCTGAGCCGTGGCACTTGCTCCAAGAATGGCATCAGCGGCATTTGACAAGCCACTGGACATACCAGAGCCACCAACTCCTGGCTTATCATCAAAGGTTATAGAGATATACTCTTCTGTCAGAGCGTTAAACTCGTAGGCAATGGCTTTCTTATAGAGGTCGGCACTGTGCTTTCTACTCTTGAGGTTGACAGTGTCTCCAAGATGGACAACTTGCCCATCAAGCTCATAGGCTTCAATTTTGATGGCATCAGATACCTTATCAATCCCCTCATTTTTAAACTTGGCCTCTGCCCATTTTCTCAGCTCGTCGATAGTTTTGGCATTGTTGTTCTCATATTCTTTTTCGTTTATATAAGGATATGAGTTGATGAGCGGACTATCAACGGTCACTCTGAGAGTCACTTCATCTTCAGCGCCTTCTGGTTTAAATGTTGACCTTGCGTGGATTCTAGTGACTACATTTTGAGAGTTCTTGGTTCGCTGATAGGACTTGAGGTTTTTGTGTGTCGTGATGATAACCCCACGATCAGCTCCACGGCTCCGCTTGATGGATAGGGCAAAGTTATCACGGACAAGCTCTCCTTCCCATGTTCCGACAATACTGTGCTTGCCGTCCATCAAGACTGAGTAGAGCGTTTCTGTCGCAGTAGTGTTGAAGGTGCGATTGTCTGAGATATCGCTAGTAAAAGAAAAATCCCCTAAATCAGTCTTAGCATTTTGAACCATTTGAGATAGCGCCATAGCACATCCTAGCTGAACCACACTAATAGGCTTAATAGACCGTCTCATGATATCATCAGAGATATGATAGGCAGTGATGTCCAAGCTATCGTCATTCTCAATAGGCTTCTTGATACGGAACAGCTGAGCGCCCAGCACAGGCACAGGCGCTTTTATCAGCATATCTTCTTTGATAAGCTGATAGATACCCGAGTCTGTGATAGGAAATCGGACAGTAAGGTAGAAATCACCGTTGGTTTCTTCTTTGACAATGGCAGAGCTGGCCTCATGCAGTGGAATCCCATTCCATTTGACCGTTCTTACATTTGCATCAAGTAAAAAGAGCAACTATGCCCACCCCCAAACTGTTTCAAATTTTAAAGACTGGATGCCAGCACCTAAAACAACACCGACATTCTGACCTTTGGTTGCATCTACCGTGATAAAATCACCAGCCCACTTAATGAGCTTGCCACTAGCCGTTTTAAAGCTAGGATTGTCAGGATCATTGACCATCACAAGCGATTCTGAAAGTTTTTCAAGTTTAATCACTTGGTTGCCTATCGTAAACGATGTCTCAGAGGCGCTCTGACCAACTACAGTAATCTTCGGAAAAGCAAGAGCTGACCCCTGTACCCTCAAAACCCCATTCCCAGTCAATGTCTGAGTATCAGTGGTTTTGAAAAACTTGGTAGGATGGCAAGTAAAAGTCACTTTGGTCACATAAAGGCCAGGCTTTTCTTGTTCGGCATCTGTCGCGCTTGCTTTGTAACACCAAAAACGTGTCGTCTTCACACGCTCATTTTCAAGCCAAAACTTCTCACGGATGAAAAGGCTCATGAACCGATTAAGCTGTTCTTCAGTAGGCTTGACCAGATAGATGGTGTAGGACTTCTTGACAAGCTCACGGTGCTTGTTAGTTTGGACAATAGCCCCACTAATCCCATCGTGCTCTAGAAGGTTTGTCTTGCTGTCTCCCAACGTCACAGAAGGGGACTCATGCATAATTACCTTGAATGGAAAAGACGATGTTTTCACACCATCAATCACTAGTTCGTTATGTTTAATCATGCTGTCCCTCCTTTCAGTTGTGTCTTACGTTGTAGCTCATCAGCGATACGCTGAGCAACCTGATTAGCAATCTTAGTGATATCAGCTTCTTCACGGATGATATTACCAGTGATTGTGATATTGATAGATGGTGTGTTACCACCCATTGTCTGAGCAATACCACGGCCGATAGCACTCAAGTTCTTTTCGTTCAGCGGAAGCACTGCTTCCCTACCAGCTTCACCTCCGACCATGATATTATTACCATTCATGCCAAAAGCAGTCGGCTTGGTCAAGATACCACCTTTAGCATACCAGTCTATACCGATGCTCGGTATATTCCCTTTTAGCCAGTCAAGCGGATTGGCTGACCCGCTAACTCGAAAATGAGGCAATGGGATATGTGGCCATGAGATTTGAAAGTTAAATAAATTCTTGATGGCATTGATTGCATTTGAAACAGCGTCCTTTGCTGCATTGATAGCATTTGAGATACTATTCTTGATACCGTTCCAAATATTTGACACAGTATCAGAAATGCCGTTGAGAATATTACTGATAGTCCCTGAAATGCCCTGCCATGTCGAAGAAATTATGTTTGAAATGGCCGATATGATTGAGGAAACAATGGACTGCATGGCATTCCAAACAGTTGACATTGTATTCTGAATGGTGTTCCAAGCACCAGACCAATCTCCACTGATAACCTGCATAATCGTTGTGATAATGCCTTGAATCACAGTGATAGCCGTTTGAACCACTGTTGTGATCACATTCCAAACCGTTGAAATGATGGTCTGAATATTAGTCCAGATTGCCTGGATGTATGGCCCTAGAAATTCCATGGCGGTTTGTATAATGCTGGTGATAACGTTGATAACCGTCCCGATTACTGTTGAAATGGCAGTCCAGACAATTTCAGCTGTTCTTTTGATGAGTTCTTGGTTCTCATTCCACCAAGTCACTAATCCCCCAAAGATAGCCATAACAAAATTTGTCACAGCTTGGATAACTGCGCTGATTGAGACTTGGATGGCAGTCCAAACCGTTTTGACAATTGCCATAATCCAAGTATGATTTTCGTTCCACCAAGCGATCATCCCACCAAATACAGTTTGAACAACTGTATTGATGCCAGATATGATTGTCGAAATGATTTCTCCAAGCGTATTCCAGACATTGCTAGCTGTAGACAAAATGATTTCTTGGTTTGCTGCCCACCATTTTGTCAAAATACCCCAAACCGCCTGCACAACCGTACTGACAGTTTGAATGACTGTCCCAATCACCGTTGAAATAGCAGTCCAAACCGTACTAGCTGTTTGATAGATAGTATCTTGATTAGCTGTCCACCATTCTACTAAATGACCAATGACAGAGATAACAACAGAACTAATAGCGGAAATAGTTGCTTTAACAAATTCCCGCAAAGATTCAAGCATTCTGAGAGTTGATTCAAATTGATCCGCTGGCATAAGGGCATCAATCCAGTCAAGTCCCTCCTGAACCGACCAGCTCCCAGTCAATACTCCAAAAAAGGCTTGAAGGATATCAAAAGCGATCCCGATAGATTTCGTGATTCCCTCCCAAAGCCCTTTCATGGAGTTTCTAAAGCCTTCATTGTTTTGCCACAGTTCCTTGATACCAATGACAAAAAGTGTAATAGCGGCTACAATGCCAATAATTGTTGCTACAATTGGTGCAAAAGCTGTAATCATTCCGACTACGGTTGTCCCCATTGCAGCCGCTGCAACTTGTACGGCTAGGAAAACTGGTAATAATGCCCCTACAACAGCAAGGATTCCTACAAAGACCACAATAGCTTGCTTGACTGGTGTTGAGAGATTCCCGAACCAGGTAGCTACCTTATTGACAATCTGAGCAAGTGATTGAAAGACTGGTATCAGCATTTCAAGGATTGGTTGTCCAATGACAGCCAGTGCATTCGTCCCAGATTGCTTCAAGTTTCCCATCACATTCTCAAGACCATCAGCCTCACGCTGTGCTTGACCAAGTGCGCCAGATAATTTATTCCCATCTTCAACCATTTGAAGCAAGGTCAGCTGTTTCTGGGCTTCGCTTAGCTCATTAAAAGACTTACTATACAGCTTATTAGCAGCAGCATTTCTTGTCGTTTCAGTGGCAGAGATGCCCAAAGCGGCGTCGTTGGCATAATTTCCTTTTAGAAACGACTGTAAGTTTTCGGTGACACTCTCAATAGACTTGTCATAGAAAGCAGCGCTATCAGCCGCTGCTCTTGTTGCACGGCTAGTCAGTTCCAAAGCCTCCGAAGTGTCCATCCCTGAAGTTTTCGCAAAGGAAGCCATTTGAGTAAAAGACCCTTGCAAGCGCTCTGGAACAATGTCCATTTCCTTACCAATAGCATTCAGAGATTCTCTGGCTTGGCTTTCCATGTCTCCGAAGACTGTGCTAAACTGCGCATTGCTTGCCTGGACCTGAGCAGCTGCTTCGATGGAATCAGACCCAACTTCAAGAATCTTTTGTGATAATTCTCCTAACTTCTCGCTAGTCCTCTGAAGTGCCTCAGCTCTGATAGTGTCTGACATGGCCTTCATGCCATCTTGAGCATTATCAGCAGAAGACTTGGTCTCATTCATCTCATTGTTGAGATTGTTGAGAGCTGTCTTAGCCTGGTTCAGCTCCGACTCCATTCGATTCGCTTCAGTAGAGTTTTCGCCGTACTCTTTTTTAGTCAGTTCTAGTTGTTTTTCAAGATTTGAGATTTGTTTTTCAACTATCTCTGATTGAGCACCAATCTTCTTCTGAGCAAGAGCGTTTCTCTCAGCTTCACTAGCGTTAGAGCCAAGAGCGCTTTCTTGTAGCTTGAATGAACTTGTTACCTTTTCCATTTCGGATGCTAGCTGACTCTGTTCACTCTGTAAATTGTTTAGCTTGCTAATATTGCTCTCGGTAGCCTGCCCGTTTCCAGATAAAGCCTGATTCACACTTGCAAGTTTACCCTCATAGCCTTTTAAGACATTTTGAGTAACTTCTATCTCACGCTGAAAAGCACGGTACTGATCAGCTCCAATGTCGCCATTCTTAAACTGCTGTTCAACCTGTGCCTGAGCCTTAACCAAAGTCTCAAGCTTTTCTCTTGTGGTCGCTACTTGTTGCTGTAAGACTTGTTGCTTCTGTGCCAGTAAAGTCACATTGCTTGAGTCAAATTTCAAGGCCTTGTCAATTTGTCTCAGCTCCTTGCTGGCTTCAGTGGCATTCTTATTGACATCTTTCAGCGCCTTCTGTAAGGGCTTGGTATCGCCATCAATCTCAATCTTAATTCCTTTGATGTTACTTGCCATCTATTCCTCCTTTCTTCGATATTTGCCGACCCACCCACCTCAACAAAAAAGCAATGCCTTTCTGACGGTCTCTTTAACCAAGAACCCAGTAATACCAAGAAACTTGAGCTTAGAATCCGATTCTCAGCACTACTTTTTCTTTAAAAATTGTCAAAATCTGCTTGAGTAGCTTTGCGTTCGCCACCCTTATCCTCACTGCGTAAATTCACATAATCAGTCTGATAATCTAAAGCCATTCCAATTGAAATATGCTTCAAATCGTCGATAGATAACCCTGTTTCCTTGCAGCAGGATAGGTAAGATTCTACTGTAAAGACTTCATCGCTGGCAGATTCTGAGCTGTCTGGCGCTTTTTTGTTGCCATACTCGCATTCAGCATTTCCATCAAGTCCTGCCCGATGTCTTGTACGGGAAACTCTTCCATTTCCATAAAGAATTGAGCGTAAGGCTTGATACGAGGATTGGCAGACTTAGCAAATGTCCAGAAAAGACGATTAAAGAAAGTCATATCAAAGTCAGCAAGGATAGACATATCAATATTGCTAGCTTGCAATTCCTGACCAGGCTCTAGCTTGTCTAGTTCAGCCATAAGCGACTGACTATTCAGCATAGCGAACAAGTCTTGAAAATAGTCCTTGCCAAACTCTTCTTTGTAGGCGATAGGAGTATAGCCATTTGTGGCCAACTCATATTCCTGATCACCAATTGAAATGATTTTACGCATGTAATCCCCCTTTAACCACCAACAGAAGTTGGCTCATATACTTTCTTAAACCAGTTGTCATAAATGTTCTTATCATCTGCTGATGTGATAGAACGCTTGACGACTGAATCTAGTGGCCGTGGACGAGCGTTGAAAGCAAGTTCACGTTCGTTGACAGTGATCCCTTTCTTGGTAGCGGAGCCATTTGATGGGCGGCTTGCTGAACAGTAGTAAAGAACATGACGTGTCTTGTTCTTATCCCCAGAAAATTCAAACATGAAAGCAAAGGCGGTGGGTTCAGCATCCGCTTTTTCGGTCATGACTCCAGTTTGGGTATCTTTGAGTTCCCCAAGGATTTTCGTAGCAAACAATTCGATGATATGAGGGATTTTCAATTTTCCATCATATCCCTCATTCGAGTTCATGAAGTGATAGGCGATATCATCCGCATCAATAGCCCCTGATTCCCCTTTTGGGTCAAGAGTCAATTCCATAGCGCCAGGAAAGCGAAAGATTTCGTCATAGGTGATAACACCCGTATCAAGTGCAAGTGTTTTAACTGGTGCAACGTGTACATTTTTCAATCCATATGTAACTTTATTTTCAGTTGCTGTCATGTCATTCCTCCATTTCTTAATACAAATAAACTGTGTAAGACTTGACATAGAGCCTTTCAGTCTCAATAAAATTTTCTTCTTGAGCTTCAAAAAAGAGCTCATGGATAGACCATAGCTCCTCTAAGCGCTCCTCTAAAGCTTCATCCTTTTTCTCAAAGGCCAATTCAACAACAACTGACTTAATCTGATGATTCACAGTGTTGTCAGCAGCATTGACAATAGGATTGGATTCAAAATAAACTAGGTAAGGCAAATCAGGAACATTTCCTTCCTGATAAGCGTGGTAAGTGACAGGCAATCCAGCCTGTTCCAAAATTTCTGCAAACGCTGATAGTTTCATCGGCTAATCTCCTTGATTCTTTTCTCGAAAGTCTCTATAGCATTTTCTTCCGCTGGCTTGATATGCACGATACCAGCAACACGTCCACCGTTCCTTGACAAATGCCCTTTCTCTAGTAAGTGGGTAAGGCTAGCAACAACGTTGTAAACAACATAAGAGCCTGTTTTCAGTTTCTTCTTGCGCCAACTCCTACGATACTTGCCATACCTTTTAGGGCTAGTCTCTTTTAATTCTTGGACGGTCTCTTCAGCAACATCCTCAGCTATCTCATCAACTTCCTCTTCAACTTCCTTTGAGTAAGCGGCCAACTCTTTAGCAATCAGACTGGCTAAATCATTACTCATGGCAATTTCTCCATCAAGGTTAATTCTAAGATTTCAAGGTCAATTGGATAGGTTTTAATGATACGATATCTTTTGCCGTCAAACTCAGCCAGCTCCTGATTCTCATATTCAAAGCTACGGATATCAACAATTAAGCTTGGACGAAGCCCAGCCTGATTAGCCTGATAAAACTCTGATCTGGTAATTGACCGCTTACGGCATAACAACTTAGTTTCAACTTCTTCTGTAATGTTCTGTTTCAACTTGTCTTTACCAGTGATTTTCTTGGCTATCAGTGTGATTTCATTGTTCCACATCGCTAACCTTTCCTTTCGATGAAACTTGTAAATTATGTAAACGCCACTGAAGGTGACGTGGCATATCCACACCGCCTTCATAGCGATAAGCAGCAAAATCAACCACAAACATTTCATGGTCAGCCCGCTCTGGATCAAGCACGACACCTAAGTTTTCTCCAAGTTCAGAGATGACAGCGTCAATGATTTTCTCCAAAGGCTTATCCCTGAGAGTGGTTGAAATTCCCAGCTTCAGTTTAAGCAATTCTAACAGCTGACCCTTGTTCATGATTATTCCTCCACCTTTTTAGTCGCACGCTTGCGCTTTGGTTTTTCAGCTGAAACTTCCTCTTCAGTAGTTTCAGTCTCTTCCTCAGCTGGGGTCTCCTCTTCAGCAGCTTCAGCTTCGGATGGAGTTTCCTCTTCAGCAGCATCTTCAGTTAGAGTGCTATCTTCAGTAGCTTCAGCAGTATCTTCAGTTGTATCTGACACTTTACCAACTTCAGCTACTTCCTGCTTTTCTGATTCTTCATCTGCTACAGCGATGAAAATCGAACCAGCTGAATTTGCCCCGGTTAAAAGTCCATTGGTAAAGGTATCTGTCGGCTTATACCCTTCTCGAGGAAAGGATTCGCCAACAGCATAGTCATGTTGTTTAGGATCAGACAAGTCCTTAAACGGACGAATTACTTTATAACTCATATCTGCCTCCTTACATTACAGCATCGGTGTATGTGCCGAAGAACCCTGCGTCTGAATCTGTCTTCTTGAGATCTAGACGAACAAAAAGACCAAGTAATTGACCATAAAGATCATTATTGACCCACTTGACAAATGTTTGGGTGCGGTCAAATAGGGTTAAGAAGGCCTCGATGTCTCCAATAAAGAACTTCATGTCTCCTTCGTTGCCGAAAACAGTATCATCAACCTTATAGATGGTTTTGCCGCCAAAAGATTGACCTGTTGGAGAAGTCACATCTTGCTGCAACATATAGCGCCCATTTTTGTCTTTAACCTTGTCTAAGGCATTAAACATTGACTTGGTCACTACAATACTTGCTTTATAGATAGCTTTCAGCTTAACATTATAGATGTCTTTCAAACCATCAAGTCCTGTTGCATTTGCTGCAGTAGCCGTTTTGAGGATCTGAGCAGCGAGATGAAGTTCAGTATTTTCACCTTGGTTAAAGATTTCATCTTCAACGATGGCCATGATGTCATAGTCTGCATCATCAATCATTTCCTGGGAAATCGGAACATAACCACGGTAGGTTTTGATAGAGTAATCAACTTCTTCGATAGCAGGTTTTCCTAACTCTGGATTGGCTTTCAGCTCTTCAACAGACACCATTTTTTTATCAGTTTTCTTGATAATTGGGTACTTTCCTCCGCCACTGTTAACTTTGACACGCTTGATGAGATCTAGGAGCGGATTACGACTTTTTTCAACAAAAAGCGGCTTCAAAATCTCAACAGGGATCAGTGCTGCGCTGCCAGAATCAGTTGTCTTCAATCCTTCGATGTCACGAGTTTGCCCGTGTGAACGAATAAATTTCGCGATTGCTTCACGTTTTTCCATTTTTTGTTTTCCTCCACGTTTTTCCGAATTTCCAGGCACGGGAGCTTTCCGATTTTGCTCATCAATTCGCTTCTGGAGTTCTTCAATTTCCTTCTCAAGCTGCTCTTTTTCAGCTTGTTTTTCATCGAGTTCTTTCTGGATCTCTTCCAGAGATTTTTCAACAGCTGAAACTTCCTCCTCAGTTTCAGCACGTTCAAGTTTCTCTGCTTCAAGAGTAGAGCGTTTATTCAAGTCCTCAATGGACTCTTCAAGTTCAACTACTTTAGTAGCTTTTGCTCGCATACGAGCGCCAAAAATTAGTGCCTTGTTCATAGCTTAAATTTCTCCTTAATTTCTTTCTTACGCTTATCAAGCGCCTCACGGTTAGCACGCTGTTGACTTTCAAAGTCTTTTTGACGTGCAGCAATTTCTGTCTGTGGATATGCTGGGAAAGTACATGGACTCACTTCAAAGATTTCTAATTCAAGAATAGTGTCCAAGTAAGAACCGTCATCACGCTCTTCTGTGTCGATTTTGGTGGGCATGAAGCCAAAGCTACAACCAATCACATCACCACGATGGACGCGAGCATAAGCACCGACCGCTTGTGGGTCATCTTTGTTAATGATGATGTCACCAAATAAGCCAACATCATCAACATCGAGCCGCACTGTGTCATTTCCAGTCCGACCAAGTACCAAACTATGATCATGGTTAAATAGAGCTCGGATGTCAGCGTCTTTAATAGCCTTCTCAACGCCCTCACGCTTGATAACCTCAAAATAACCAGGCCAAAGTTCAGTCTCTTCATCGAACTTGATAAAGTAGCCACTCAAAATCAAATCACCAGATTCCTGCTCTTCTCGTGTTTGAAATTGAGTGGATATATAAGCCTTACGTTTCTTCATCGGTATCTCCTCCTTCCTTAATTAGTTTGCTCTGATTGCCTAGCTCCCCTTGTGGCAGATAGTTTTCAAGAACAATGATTTCATCCATTTCAGGATCAGGAGTCATACCAACCCAATCACGCCATTCATTACGACGCATAGCAGCATTACTAGTCATCTGCCTTGCGACAGTTGATAGTTCGGTGATGTCGTAAGAGTAAAGTGAACGTGGATTGAATTTAAAGTAACGATTGCTTGAAACAAGTAAATCCCTTGTGAGAGTCTGTGTGATTGTTGTAGCGATACTCATGACTGTAGTGTTCACAAAGTTGTTGTATTCAACTTTGTTGAATTTTCCTACACCCAAAACAAAAGCTGGTACTCCTAAAAGTCCAGCTACTGTCTTTTTATCAATTTCCACAGATTCATTCAAAGCGATATCATTCAAACTTAGCGGCTTGACCTGCTCAACTTCCATAAGAGCATCTGGAATAATCCACGGTTCACCTGACTGACTGGTAGATAGATACTTCTTAGCAATCTTGTCACGCCCTTCTTGACTACCAAGCTCATCGCTAGATGAATCTACTTTTACAATCAAGCTAGGAACATTCTTGCCACTCATGAACCCTTTCTTAGTTTGAGTGGCCATGTTCAAATTTCGGACAATGTCCCGCAATTCCAACCTGTACCCTGTTCCAATATAAGGGTTATCAGGGTCAGGATTGATGGCAAAATGAATAACTTCATCAGGATCATAATCAATTTCCTTGTGACTGATTAAATATGCCTTATCACTGGACTTAAACGATACCTCGCTCATTGGAAAAGGCCTCAAGTTCAAAATATAATCAGTTACAGGGTCATATTCCACATGAAGAATAGAATTACCGTCGCCGTACAGTAATAAATCACGGACAATCTTGAATATCCATGTCTTCCTTGTCATGTACTGGCAAGGATTGACATCAATCTTACGAGCTAGACCATCTTTGACTCGTATATCACCCTTGTCAGTATTTTCCATCAAGTGAATAGTCATATTTGATACCATGTCAGCAATCTTATTGACTGCCATAATCACATCAGGATTCCGAGCCAAGGGAATGTAGTTGTCACCATCAAAAATCACACCAAAATTAGCATGACTTAGCATGTTGACCGTTGACTTTGACTTGTTACGTCTCAATAGTCTGTCTAAAAATCCCATGTTTTCTCACCTCCTTTCTAGCGTGCAGCGCTTTGAAAGAGTGAATCAAAGTGCTTATTTCTTACAACGTTCTGACTGACATCAACTATCTGTTTATCCCAGTTCACAAGTTCAGCCATAAGGTCTTTTCTGTAAGATTGACGAACAATTACTTCCTTACCATTTAAACTTGCTTTTACTTTTCCTGTGTTAATTAACACGTTTATGTCATGTTCCGATAAAACTATTTCATTCATAAATCACCTAATCAAAGTAGCTCATCACGTTCTGGTTCTTACCAAGGTTAGCAAGAGCCTGAATACAAGCAAAGACGCTGGCATCGAACAAGTCAATCCTTGCAGTACCACCGTCACCATCTAATTTCTCATATTGCACGGCATCATCAACCTTTTCAATCGCTCTGACATTACTTACACAATACTCATACGCATCGGAATGAAGATAGTAAAACTCTTTATTCTTGACCTTAAACTCAATCCGTCTGAATCCCTCGGATTTTAAGTAAAAAAGCTGTGGCTGGTCAATCATCTTGAACTTAGCCTTTTTCATTTTGGCCAAAAATTCACGGCCAAACTTTCTATCCATCCCAACAGCAGCAATCTTGAACCCTTTCTCTCTCATCTTGATAAACCATTTGACAATATCATCATAGAGAACCGTTGGTGTATTGCTCATAGTTAACCAGCCGTCCGACTGCCACCCAAAAAGTGGAATACCATCATCATTGGCTTTTTTCTGAGCGTTGACGCGAGGGAAGAAGGCATGAGTGATACAAATATCAATGTCCTTCTCACCGTCATTATAGACTCCATATAAAGCAGCAGCCGTCAAATCATGTAGCCTGGACAAATCCGCCCCGCCATACCACTTGATAGGCAAGCGTGCCAGTTCTTCCAAGCTCCAATCATAGCAATCATCACTAGCAATGAACTCGTCAGGATTGAAATAGGCATTCATAGAGTTTGTGAAGACATTCAAAGTCTTGTTGAAAAACTCATTTCTTGTCTGTGGATCATTCATAGCTTGCTCAGCTTCAGCTCTCAAGGCATTCATGGACACCGTGACACCCCATGAAGGGTTAGCCATCTTCAAAACATTGTCATCAAGATAGTCGCCAACATCTCCATCAGTTGTCTGATTAGCTTTACAGATAAAAATGAATAAGGCCTCATCCTGCACCAACTGCTTGAGTACCTTTTGACAGTATTTCAGCCTATTAGCAAGGAAGCCTGTTGGAATATCCCCCGCCGTAGAGATAACAAAAAGCATACTGTTTCGGTATGCTGACATTGTTTTCTTCATGAGACCATACTTCTTAGAATTTCGCATGGTGTGAGCTTCATCGATAACCGTGACATTGCCATTGAGAGAGTCCAAACGGCTCTCATCGTTGGCCAAGGCCTGAATGTAAAATGACCCATCATCACCAAAGTTGGCAGTGATAGAGTGTTCTTGGTTATTGTCCTTGATGCGGATAGACTTGTCATTCCAACGCTCAACGTTGAACTTAATGAAGTTGAAAGCCTCAAGAGCTTGCTTGACAGAGTTGGCCACGATATAGCATTTTGAACCACTGTCAGAATCTAATATCTGATAAAGTAGAGCGACAGCAGCTGTAAAACTGGTCTTACCATTTTTACGAGCCAGCATTATCAAGGCTTCTTTAAACCTACGCTCATTCGTCCCAGCATGATAGAAACCAAAGAGATTGACAACCGTGAAATGTTGCCACGGTTGCAAAATCAGTGGCTTGTTACGGATGGACATAGCAAACATGTCATCACCCTGCTGATGGACTATCGAGTTCTCGATGAAGTGAACAGCAAAATCCACTATATCCTCATCAAGCTCATAGGCTGGATTTTCCAAGTCCCTCAGAAAGCGTTCAGCGGCCAAGATACGTTCTTCATTGTGCTCTTCTTGAAAGTTAAGCACATAGTCAACATAGGCCTTGGCTTTACCAAGATTGGTCAGAGCATGACGAAAAGCTGAGAACCTAATCTCAAAGTCTTTATCCATCTCTCACCCTCTTCTTTTTTAGTTCATTCTTAAACTTCATGACCTCAGTAAGTGGTGAGCCTTTGTCCTGTTCCACAACCTCACCAAGTGATTTTGGATTGAGCATAAGCTGGTTAGAATAGCTCAGAATATCTTTCCTGAGTATTTCCATTGCTGTCAAGATAGGAACTTTCCTCTCATTCTCAGCACCAGCCTTATTGACATAGACATCTGTAACAGGATAGCCCATATCAGCATATTCTTGAGCTAGTTTCTGGTACTGAAACAACATTCCAGCAAAGATATCAATGATCATTTCAAATTCTTTTCGATAAGTACCCAAGTCTTTCATCTGCTTGACCACTTTTGACTTGATTGACTTTACTGTAATTGGTTTAGCCAAAAACTAACCCCCTTTCTCAAAAATCGCTGAGTTTTTACCCCCTTTTTCTCTGAGCGCCTCCGACTTGGAAAAAGTTCCCTTCCCCGGTTCCCAAGACACTCAAGAAAATTTAAAAAAATGGGGGGATAGCCAAAAAATCATTTTTACAAAAATTCTTCTTTTCGATTTTTATAAAAATTCAAAAATTCTCTTTTTCGCTTCTTTTGCCAAAACAAGCCTTGAGCTATCACTTTATCATTTGTTCTGTCGTGGAATGTATTGTGCTTCTTGTTTGTTAGTGGTAAACAGTTCCACTCAACAAATTCAAGTTCAGGATATTCTGAGACAGGATAGATATGATGTACCATTTCAGCAGATTCTGATATTCCATATCGCAAACTTTCTTGGCAAAGATAATCATATTTCCTCAAGATCTTATCCCTGAATTTTTCCCATTTCTTTGATTTCAGGGATTGTCTGACTGGTTTGTAATATGCCATTCATACTCCTCCCCAACACAAAAGGGACAGGTCAGAAACCTATCCCTACTCTACAAAAGAAACTATGCTATCATAATAAATCCTTTTTTGTGAGAAAACAAGAGCTTATTTTCTCATCTTTTTACAGATTGTATTTCTATGTTTTGCTTTGTTAAGTTTGAATACTGGATTTTTAAACTCTATTTTCTTTTGTTTGTGGTAATCTGTATCTTTCCAAAAAACACCATCAGGATTTTGAAGAGTGTATCTTAGTGCATCAATTATCATTTCTATCCTCCTAAACCAAACCAATTCTAGCGCTCAGTTTCACATATCTTATATTTAGTTAAACTCAGGTTTTTTCTGAAACCGTTGATAAACATAGCTTTTCAGACTTTTAGTTTTACCAGTTTATGCTTAACTCATTATGTGAAAGTAATATCTAAAAAATTAAATGACAAAGTTCCGTAGTGCATCATCAAGCTCTGCTTGCTCTATCCCTATGTATCTCAGGGTGATTGCAGGTGATGAGTGATTGAACATTTTCTGTAATGTTCCTACGTCCTTTGTCTTGTTGTAATATTTATATCCGAATGTCTTGCGCATTGTATGTGTACCGACATTATCAATGCCAAGTTCTTCGGCAGCTTCATGGATGATTTGATAGGCTCGCTCACGAGTGATCGCTTTATTCTGACCTTGCCTACTCTTGAATAAGAAATGATGAAATGGTTTGCCTTCAACATATCTCCTCATTTCTTTTTTGAGTTCTTTTGTCATCCGTCTAGTAATCTGCTTACCAGTCTTTCTTTCTCTTAGCTTAATGTGCCAGCCTTGGACATCTTTGACCTTGAGTGTGAGAATATCTCCAACCCTCAGTCCAGTGTTCAGCCCTGTAATGAATAGCATGTAATACATTTCATTCCATTCCCTGAGATAGTCTTTCATGGCCTGAATATCATCATTCTCTTTTATTGGTGAGACCTCTTCCATATCTTCCTCCTTTCCACTAAAACAAAAAGCCAGCGACTGGCTGGCTTTCACATTGAAGTTCATGCTATCATGATAAGAGGTTTTTGGTGAGAATACAAGAGTTTATTTTCTCATTCTACAAAATGCCTTTGGTTCGTGCATAAGTTTCAAGAATGTTGTTCCGTTTGCGATAAACCGTAGCGTTGCTAATGAAAAGTTGCTCAGCAATCTCTTCCCAATCAAGACAAGCTTGTCCCCATCTCATTTCGAAAATACCACGTTGTTCTTCAGTTAATTTATCAATAAATGTCTCAACGGTTTCTTTGAATAATTCAAGATTTTTTAGTGGAACATCTGTGCTTAATTTGATAACCGTATTTTCTGTTGGTTTGCTGATACCTCCGCCACGACTACCAACCATTTCCTCTCCATCGTTTGACATGATTTCTGCTCTTCTTACCCAGATGGCTCTGTCAATGCCTCTGAATTTGAAGAGTTCTTGGTCTAGATTGTATAGTTCCCTGTTATTCAATACTTTCAAATGATTCCTCCATATTTTTAAAAAACGCTATCAACCCATCGAAAATATAAGCAATGACCTTGCTTATCTCATGAATCCCTTTCCTGACAATTCTCGCTAGTTCTTCAGGACTTAGCTTAGCCAATTTTTGAGCTAACCTTTCTTGCTCATGTTGTAAGGCCTGTTTAGCTTTCTTCTTCTTGATTCTTTTGTTCATCTGATTTTCTCCAAATTTTAGCAATCGACTCGACAGTGCTGATGACTGTGATAGCAATCATAATAGCGATAAAGCTTGTTAAATATGGATTTTGTAACATAAATTCATAACCGTTCATTTTGTTCTCCTTTTCAAAATCCAAGTGATATATAAGCAAAGTAGCACAAGCAAAATTGAATCTGGTAGATTACCATTTTCTTTGCCAGCAATATTGATTTCAAGAAATTTCCAAATCCAATCAATCATAATAAAGTGAAACATGAATGTTAGGAATGCTTGAAATTCGCCGTCTATCATTATTCTCATCTTGAAAATCTCCTTCTATTGTTCTTCTTGGCAATAGCAGAGCGTTTCATCTTTTCCCATTCATAGTTCATGATGGCCTCTTGCTGACTGATACAGATTGACCTTAGCTTTTCAATTATTTTCTGGTCTTCCTTTTTTTCTTTGTAGCAAGCATCTACTTCTTGATTTAAGGTCCTGATTTCTTCGAGATAGCGGTCTTCAGGGTCAATTGTACGATTGTCAAAGGTGATTGTATCAACCTTGTTGTAAAACATCTCCTGCAAGACCATCTCAACATTATCGATGATGAGGTGCTCTTCTGTTGAGTAAACATGAGGAGTACGAACTAAATCGTTGACACATATTGGATAAGGTATTGTATAGCCTAATTCCTGCGCCATTCCAAAAGTGTTTTCTGCCATTTTTTGATTGGCAACTAAAATCCTATTGCCAGTCGCATGACTCTCTAAAATAGCCATTGTCGTTTTTCCAAGACAACGGCCGAAGCCAATCAGTTTAGTCATTTGATTCCTCCAATCACTCAACATCAATTCTTTCATCTGGATAGTAAACATCAGCTGCTCCATTATCAAATAACTCATCTAATACCGTTTGTAACTTTTCGGAAGCATCTTTTGGCAACTGTTCATATAACATTACATCCATTTCTTCATATCCGGTATCAGCAAGGCTTTCAATTATCCGATCAATGACAGTGCTTGCATCAATTTTCAAACGTTTACAAGTAGTTGTGTGCCAATCTTGCTTTTCTTCATTAGTCAAATCTTCCCATTGAGAACGTAAGTCTTCAATCGGTAATGTGTCTCCATTTTTAATAACAAAAGTATCATTTGGAATATCATATATTTTCATTTTTATCTCCTAAAACGGTAAGTCATCATCTGAGATGTCCATCGGCTGGCTATTTTCAAAAGCTGGTGGCATCTGCTCGTCGATGCTGCTATGATTAGCAGCTTTGTTACGACTTTCTAAAAGCTGAAAGTTGTCTGCAACAACTTCTGTGACATAGACACGCTGACCTTGCTGATTGTCGTAGTTACGAGTCTGAATGCGACCAGTAATTCCGATTAGAGCGCCTTTTTTGGCCCAATTAGCAAGGTTTTCTGCCTGCTGACGCCAGATAACAACATTGATAAAGTCCGCTTCACGCTCACCACTTTGATTTTTAAAGTTGCGATTAACAGCCAGAGTAAAGGTTGCGACCGCTAGGTTTTGTGGTGTATAGTGAAGTTCGGCATCACGGGTCATACGTCCCACAAGTACAACGTTGTTAATCAAAATCCTTCCCCCTCAATTATTAATTTCCCTAGATTTCCTAGATGAAAATCAAAATATCTACCTTCTTCAGAATAAATGGAAACACATCCACGTTCATCAACTTCCGAAAGCAATTCATATGGTTCTACGTCTGTCAAGATGACTTCTATTATCAGATCATCATCGAACTCGTTTAATTTCTCTTTAAATTCTTTTACCGTCATTGAATTCCCTCCAAAACTCTAAACTTGCTTATCAACTCGGTACAAAAAGATTTCCATTCGGATTCTTTGAAGGTCATAAATTTATCTGCTGTTAATTCTTCAAGTTTTTTATAAAAGAGCATTTCAATTTGCGTCGCCTCAAAATTAGATAAGAGGACATTTGGATAAAATAGTTCTACTCTGATTTTCTTGCTATAGCCCGAAATATCCAATGATAATTTCGAACCATAATGTAAATAGTCGCTGGCTACTTGTATTTTTATTTTGATTTCCTCAATTTTTATTGGACGAGCGATAATCAGTGGTTCCACAGGTTCTTGTCTTCGCTTTTTGGCTCCTGCATAAGGATATTTACAAGGTTTCATTCTTCCACCTCCTCAATCAGCCAATTCAGATTCTTACGAGCTTTCTTCAGGTCTTCAAGCCCGTTCTTCTTCTGATAGCGCAGCTGATATTTCAAAGCATTCCCAAGATAAAAACCCTTGAGCTGTTCCGATGTCATAAAATTTCTGAGGACATTGATTGATTCCATTCCATACTTTCCTTGATAATGGCTTGGATTGTGTACATTGTCATGGACAATTTTGATACCTGTAAACTGACCCTCTTCAGTTGGTATATTCGATTGTTCAGTAGTAAAATCACATTTTGTCATTATTTTCCCCGTCCTTTCAAAAATTCTGGTATTGGATCGCCTATGTTGATTTGGTCATATTGCTCTTTTGTGACCAAAAAGCGCCCATAAGCTCCAACCGTCACAGTGTGTCTCCCATCAATCACCTCTTTATCAGTGATTTTCCCAAGCACGTCCATAGAGCCTCCAGCATTATCAGCCCTATAAATCGTAATTAATTTTCTAGCTTCGAGCTGTTCCACTCGCTCGTTGAGCTTGTTGATCCTGATGATTGCTGCCATCAAAATCGCTAGCAAAATTACGATGCTGAAAATAAAGATTCCATGCTCTCTCATGTCAAATCCTCCTCTTTCACAAACACGCCATCAATCATTTTCCCTTTCCGATCCTTGATTTGGTCATACGCAATCTGCAAGCAAGTATCTGCTGTAGTGCAATTGTGAATTGCTATTGAATGTATGTTGCTATGTAGCATAATCAAATCTGGCTTGATGAGCGGTGTTTTTGTCTCGCTGTAAAAAATATGCTTGTGTAATTTATTTGCAAGAGTACCCAAACTTGTAACCATCAGCAATAGTTCCATCTCCTCTGGCGTCGCTTGAATATCTGCGCCATTTCTGAGTTGCAACTCAAGGCCAGTCAAGACGACTTGAATGTCACCTAAAGCATCATAAATCAGCTCATTCCTACCTTTAGCAATGCCTTCAAACAATTCTCCAGTCTCTTCCATGAGCTTTTCAAACTGCTTGACTGGATTAGCTTCATGAAGATTTCTTTCTACAAACCATTGCTCTACTTTTTCTTCTAGTGTCATCATTTTAGTCATTTTCTTTTTCCTCCGTTTCATTTCTCTCAATAGACATCTTCAATACCTCCTATCCTTCATTCCTCTAGGATACACAAAGCACCTTCCTGTCGCACCCTCAAAGATACGACTTGACAAAGCACCATTCCCGAAATCATCCGCATACAAAGCCTTGATTTCCTCACTGCTCAAGTTCGTGTTGATGATTGTGTTACTACGATTATCCAAAATCTCGTAGAGCACACGATGCGCCCACTCATTGCTACGATCGTCAGCCTTGCGACTCTCTTTCCCCAGATCGTCAAGAAATAGAAAGTCAACGTTGGTCAACAGCTTTATCATCTTAGATTCAGAGTAGCTATTGTCAACCTTGAAACTCTCCTTGATTAAGCTAAAGAGCCTCACCACTGACACGAAAAGCACGCTTTTGGGCTCATCATAAGACTTGAACTGTTCATTGAGATAAGCGGCCAATCCATAAGTCAAATGACTCTTCCCAACGCCAGACGGGCCAGTAATAATAGCATTGCCAGTCTCACCTTTCGCATAGCAACGTTCCAGACGCTTTACGAAGTTTACGGCTTCCTGGTCAATGTCGCTCATGACCTCATAATTTCGCAAACTCTTGTCTCTTAGCTTGTCTGAGGTAATGCTATCTCTCTCAAAGACAGCATAAGTATCAGCTAGCTTGCTTTGCACTTCAGATGTTTCATTTAGCTTTTTTTCAAAAAGGCTGATAGCGGCCTTGGTACATTCGGGGCACTGCTTGATTTCTTCCAGCCGTCCCTTGATTGGCATTTTGGTTAGCCAGAGCTGACAACCATGCACTTCGCAAGTCTCATCTAAGACCTTCCTAGCTTCAAAATTTTTAAAATAATTCATCAAAAACCTAACCTTTCGTCAACCGTGCTAGTCAAGATTGTAGAGCGTTTTGGCATAGGCTGATTGAGATAATTGTCCATCTTGTTGCCGAAAAGTGTCTGAGGTTGCAGATATTGTTCATACTCTGTACCTTTCCACTTCGCTACCATAACATCCACAACCTTTTTAAAATCTTCAAGAACATATCCTTCTTTCAGTCTTGCCTTGATAAACTTTTGATGACTAGTTGTATTTACCTTGAAATTCTTCTTAGCTTTCAAATTGAGATAAGAAATAACTTCTTTACAAATCAACAATTTATTATTGTTATTCTCAGTCTTAGTATTCTCAGTCTTGATTGTGTGTACTTTTTGCACTTCCGAAAGTGTATTTTCTACACTTCCAAGGTGTACTTTTTGCACTTCCTGAAATGTACTTTCTACACTTCCATTAAGAGCATCAAGATAAATACGGTTTGGTAAGTTCATACCTTGCCTGACTTCCGTCATTAGACCAGCATCTTTCAATTCCTTTTTGATTTTGATAATCGTCTTGTTACTATTGCAATTTAAGTCAATCATCAACTGTTCATTTGTGTAATACTGGAAAACATTCCCTTCTTTATCATGCCAGCCATTTTTTAAAGATAGTTCTAACCTATCAAAGAGAAGCATATAGAGCATTTTAGCGTTATTGCTCAATGTCTTATATTTCTCATCATAAATAAACGGCTTTGGAAATTTGAAAAACGATAAGAAACCAGTGACTTCACTCTTTTTAATCATTGTTATACCTCCTCCACACTTGAAAATTTTGTGTATTCCTTATGAAAATACAATTTCACAGTCCCTAGACTGCCGTGCCGATTTTTCTTAACAATCAGCTCCGTCAGATTGCTTTCCTCTTGTTCATCAGCATTGTCTTGATAGTATGCGTCACGATAGAGAAAAGCGACAATATCAGCATCCTGCTCAATACTCCCAGAATCCCTCAAATCAGACATGATGGGTCGCTTATCCTGTCGTTGCTCAACGCTCCGACTCAGCTGAGACAGAGCAATCACTGGGACTTTCAGCTCTTTAGCAATGATCTTCAACTGCCTGGAAATCTCAGACACTTCCTGTTGTCGATTATCAGTCTTTCTTCCCGTGATGAGCTGCAAGTAGTCAATCACAATCAGACCTAAACCGCTCGTTTCCTGAGCCAGTCTCCTCGCCCTCGCTCGAATGTCCGAAATTCCAACACCAGCCGAATCATCAATGAAAATCGGTGCTTCTGCTAGTCTGCTCTGAGCATAGACTAGCCGTTCCCATTCGTTCGTAGACAAAGCGCCCGTCCTGATATGATGATTTGGGATTGCCCCTTCAGCTGACAGCATCCGCTCAACCAGACTCTCAGATCCCATTTCAAGCGAGAATATAGCCACGGGCTGATTGACCTTCGTTGCCACATTTTGAGCAATATTGAGAGCAAAAGCCGTCTTACCCATCGCTGGCCGTGCTGCTAAAATGATGAGATTGTCCTCATGCAAGCCTGTCGTCAGCTTGTCAAAGTCGTAAAAGCCTGTCTCAATCCCAGTGATTTCACTGCTGCTATTTGACCGCTCTTCGATTTTAGTGTGATTTTCCAAAAGTACATCATGAATAGGCCTAAAGCTGCCCTTGTTGCTAGACTGACTCACTTTGAGCAGTGACTGCTCAGTCTTAGCAATAATCTCATCAATGTCCATGTCCTCATCATAAGCATTGCCAATAGAATCAGACAAATTCCCAATAATTTCCCGTAACTGTGCTTTTTTGGCCACAATTTTGGCATAATACTCCGCATTTGAGCTAGTTGGGACAGCATTGATAATCTCAACTAAGTAGCTGACATTCCCTACCAGATTTAGCTCATTATTAGCTTCCAGCGTTGACTTGACCGTGACTATATCGATAGCCTCACCACGATCAGAAAGACTCATCATAGCCTTAAATAGTATCTTGTGAGCTGGTTTATAGAAATCCTCTGGCTTGAGATGCTCAGTCACCTCAATCATCTTGTCTTGGTTGATAAAGATTGACCCAAGAACAGCCTGCTCAGATGCTAAATCATGAGGCAGAATCTTGATTTCATCCATGGCATCCACTCAAATCACCCCAATCCCGTAGCCCAGCAGGCTGCTTCTTTCTAGCTTCAGCCATCTGCTCGGCAGCCTCACAAAGAGCCTGTTCCTGCATCCACAGCACATAGAGAGCCTGCATATTGAGCATTTCTTCTTCTTTTCGTTTTTTTTTGGCTTTACGATGATCAACATAGCAACCGACCACACCAGCCAAGAAAAAGAATGCAATCATCATCACGCTTCCTAGAAACTCACTCATCGCTTTCAATCCTTTCTCTGATTATCCTATCTTCCTGCTCCAGATGAACGATGCGCACAGCATTACGACGCATGCTATCCCGATTATCCTTTATCTGAGCTTGTAGATCCTTTAAGTGATGTTCTCGCTCAATACCAGTCTTAACTAAAATAGTCAAGAGAAGCATAAAGCTGAAAAACATTGTAAACAATCCTAGCTGTAGATTAGCGATTAAGTTTCTCATCGCTTTATTTTGAAATTTCAGATTTTCTAGTTCTTTCTTTAATGCCATATTTCACATTACCCCTTCAATGCCGTCCGCTCCCAATTTTTGTGATACCATTCGATAACTGCATCGCGAGGGAATTTATCGCGTCTTCCTTCGATTCGCGGGAAATCCTTGTGACAATTGAACCGCTCATCAAATGTTCCTGTGTCTCTCGTACCCAAAAGCATTTCTGAGCATTGTGATTTGTTCAATTCCATGGGATAGCGCCTCTTTTCGTCAGTCACAACATGCATGACTTTCAAAGCTCGATCCATCAAACCAGCCTCAAACTGGTCTAACAGTTGATTCATTAGCTCATTCATGATATAATCCTCTTGAATTTATTTATTTCAAAGCCTGATTGCCGTCAGGCTTTTTCTGTTTCTGACCAATAGTCAGCCAGATTTACTGCCATGACAGCCGCAAGGTTCTTTTGCTCAGTCAGGATCTGTCGTTTGTACGGTGCCAGCCCATCATCCCGTTCTGCTGCTGTTTTCGGTAGATAATAGCCATTTGGCTTTCGTTTCTTGGCAACGATTGGATGATGAAAGTTGACTCGCAAGCTCTCAATCACTTCTTCAAGCGCTCGCTTGGTCAGTCCAGTGATGTTTCTCAGCTCACTTGCCTGGATAGGCAAGTCAAAGCTAGCACAATTCCTGATTGCATTAAGCACCTTGACCTCGATCTCATTCATGTCTCTGCTAATCGTCATGGCTAGTCCTCGCTTCCCTCAATATCCAAAACTTTTGAAATATTGTCCTTGAGCTTTCGACTACCTTTCCCATATTTAAACAATTCCGAGATAGTTGATTTCGTTACTCCCACAGCCTCAGCAAGCTGAGTCTGAGTCCATTCAAGGTTGTACAGTCGCTCTTTCACAAGAGCAATCCAAATTTTCTGTTTTTGGCTCATCTTTTTCCTTTCTAAATTTTTGTTACCTTTTTCTGCTATAATAAAAACAGAAAGGAGGTGACTATTATGAATCTAAATCAAATTAGGATATTAGAAGCTAGCTATGCGTATCTTGTTTCAAAGACTAATTCAGAAGTCGAAAAAACTTTAAACTCTGAAAATCTCGTTTTTAGCTATGAAAATAAATTGTATAAATTCAAAACATATCAAGCGAAGTCAGATAATTATACTTTTATCGATTACAGTCTTGGCATGTTTGAACTAGATCATGAATCTCATGAAATACGTATCCATGATTTATATAAATCTTTCAACTTCAAAGAGAACGAACTAAGTATTCTTAGTTATATTTCAGATACAGATGTTGTTCGTTCTCAAATTTTCAAACTTTTGAATCGTATTGATTTTGCTTATTTGGAAAAAGAATATTCAAAGTTGAAGACTGATAGCTATGCTTACGATGTGCATATCTTGGAAGTTGATAAATTCTTCCCAGTTTACAAATTTCCAGAATTGGCATCATTCGACCTTGTCGGCATTGCTTAACATAGCCTGATTTTCAATTTCACCTTGAAAGTGAAATGATTCCAGCTCATGAGCTATTTCGGTTAGCTCGTGGGCTTTTTGATTGAATTTTTCAACTAATGAACGAAATTTGTCTGCATTGGCTATTTTGACAATTACATTAATTTTATTAAGTTCCATCTCCCCTCCCCCTTTCTATTTTTAATAAATTAGCTAAAAAGTTAGCGAACAGTATTGACTTTTTTAAATAAATGATTTAAAATCAAAGCATAGAGAAAAGACCTACTAAAAATGTAAGTTTGACCTTATTAAAACGGATGCCACTCAGTTTTTAAGGCTTTATTTTTTAGTTGTCGTGTTCGCTAACTTTAGCTTACGTATTATATTTTAAATCATATATTTAATTTTGTCAACAATTTTAAATAAATAATTTAAAATATTTTTTCGTGTTGCTTAGAAAGGTTAATAAACCATGTTTGTGACATTCGAAAGAATTAAAGAATTAGCAAAAAAGCAAGGGTTGTCACTGAATCAATTAGAAGAAAAATTAGGTTACAGTAAAAATACGTTATATTCCTTGAAAAGACAAAAGGTTAGCACCGATCGTCTTCAGGAAATCGCGGATTTCTTTCAGGTATCACTCGACTATCTACTGGGCAGAACCAATAATCCAAAGATCGCTGACCAAGAGAAATTTTACTTTGAAGGTCAGGAAGTCAATGTGGAAGAACTTGCTGCTACAGCTATGCGCTATAACGGTAAGCCACTGAGCGACGAAGACAAGAAAGCGATTCAAAACATCATCGAAATCTATTTAAGAAAATAAAGGATGATACTATATGACCGAAAAAGAGCTCTGTGAGGAGCTAGGGATAAAAGTATTTGTGTTTGAGGATACTTTGTTTGAAGATGAAGCTTTCTTTGTCCCAGGCATTAGAACAATGTTTCTGAGTGACAAAATCATGGAAGAGAATCGCATTAAAACCATCTTACATGAGATAGGACACAAAAACCATCTTCCTCACTTATATGCAATTTTTAGAGAAAAATACGAGCTAGAAGCGAATCGAGCTATGATCCAGCAACTTATCCGATTAGAGATTGAAGCCTGTGAAGATAAAGAGCATTTTAACTTTTTAGCTTTTATGCAAAAATACAAATTAAAAACCATCGCTGACGAAGCAATAGTTAAAGAAGAATACAATAATTTAGTTAGTAATTTTTAAAGGAGATATTTTATGGGACTGTTTCGGAATAACGAAAAAAAGCAAACAAAACTTGATGCAGAAAAAGAAAAATACTATATAGCCTCTCGTGATTTTTATGAAGAAGCTGATATGCTTAACATTTGGGAAAAATATCCTGAACATGTTGCACAAGCTGGAAATATTATGAAAAACAAACTCTATTCAGCACTAGCTGCTAATAATCCTAATCCTTATGGAGCTGTCCAAATTCAGCAGAATTGGATAAAAATTAAACAGAATGAGGAAATCATTGACTTGTTGAAAGAATTGAAAAAATAAAAAAATCCCCACACTTTGCTTTGGCCAGCAGCGTGAGGACTGAGCTAGTATAGCAAAAAGGCATTCAAAAGCCTCTTTTACTATACCCATTTTATCAGAAAATGAGGTGAAAAACAAGATGGCATATTTTAGGAAAAGAGAAAACGGGTGGGAATATCGTATCTCTTATAAAGGACCTGACGGCAAATATAAGCAGAAGTCAAAATCAGGCTTTAAGACAAAAAAACTAGCTCAAGCTGCAGCAAGAGAAATCGAAGAGAATCTAACTGGAAATATACTGATGAACAAGGACGTCACGCTTTATGATTTCGTCAAAACCTGGTCTGATGTTTACAAGCGTCCGCACGTCAAGGATAAGACCTGGGATACTTACACCAAAAACCTCAAGCACATCAAGATATATTTCGGAGATTTGAAAGTAAAGGATATAACTCCCTTATATTATCAAAGAAAATTAAATGAGTTTGGCGAGAAATACGCTCAGGAAACACTTGAGAAACTCCACTATCAAATTAAAGGTGCTTTGAAAGTAGCGGTTAGAGAGCAAGTGATCAATTACAACTTTGCAGAGGACGCAAAAGTAAAATCACAAATCGAAAACCGATCTGAAGAAAATGACTTTTTAGAAGAGAGCGAGTATAAGGATCTAATGGCCTCTACACGCTCGAACATCCAGTACGTGTCCTATTTCACCCTCTACCTGCTTTCAGTCACTGGCATGCGATTCTCAGAGGCTCTGGGGCTAACCTGGAATGATATAGACTTTGACAAAGGAATTATTGACATTAATAAGAGCTTTGACTACTCTAAAACGCAAGATTTTGCTGGTCTAAAAAATGAGACATCAAAAAGAAAAGTCCCAATTGACAGGATCACAATTGAGACTTTGAAAACTTATAAAAAAGAATACTGGCAGGCTAATATTAAAAACAGGGTATGTTTTGGTGTTTCAAACTCGGCTTGTAACAAGCTGATAAAAAGGCTTGTAGGTCGTCCAGTAAGAAATCATAGCTTGCGGCACACTTACGCATCATATTTGATTTTAAAGGGCGTAGATATTGTAACCATATCGAAATTATTAGGACATGAAAGTCCAGATATAACCTTGAAAGTTTATTCGCATCAGATGGAGGCATTGGCAGAAAAGAATTTTGAAAAAATCAAAGAAATATTCCTGATTGCATAATTTGGGGCGGATTTGGGGCGAAACCTTAATAAAGCCCATTAAATCAATAGTATTTAATCCGTCTACCGCCTTTCAATACCTGATTATCAGGAATCAACCGAATGAAAAGCTCGTAAAATCGGGCTTTTTGATTTTCTCCTTTGGTTAAGTTAGTGGACAAAAAATCCTTCTGAGCGATTCAGAAGGATTTTACTATTTTACTTTCAATTCTGTACAGATTGCTTACTGTAATAGCCAACCGAAGGTTACTTGTCTCCTTTTTCCGCTTCCACAAGCCAACTCACATGCCAAAGTTATGACCTGAACTTACGGTAGCTGTTTTAATAAATCTGCTAGATCATATTGGTATAAAAGAATTCTATCGTAAACTTGTTTTTGCCATTCTTTAGCTAGAGTTCCGTCACTGTTGATAAAAAAGCTGGAATCCATATAGCGAATAATCATAAACTCCGAAGTTTTTTGATCGAAACCATTTCCCCGAGTGAAATCAATCCCTTTCCCCGTATTTTTAGTAACAATCGCTTCAAGCAAAGGCAAGGTTATTTCGTTACAAGGGAGTTTCATATCAGGAATGTCCCAAAATTTCTTTTTATCATTTCTGTACAGAGCAAGATTGGAAATCGTCCCATTTGTCACGCACTGTACTCTACGAATGTCCTCAATATTGATTGTATTCTTTAAGCCATAGATGACGCCATTAGCAATACGAATTTCTTTTTCTTTCAGACTAAAAGCCAATGTTATATCAAGAGTCCTCAGATTATTTGGGAAATCTTTGGTAAGTTTGCTTGCTGCAAAGGCTAACAGTATTGACTTCGTTTCAAAAATATTGTGGATATTTTTGCGAATGGTGGTATCCGTATCAAATTCAGCCATATTCTTTCCGTTCTTATCTCGAAAAATGAGATTATAACTTGAATTAGAATTACAGTAACGAAGTGATAAGATAGTAGAAACTTTATCAAATGAAATATCAAGATTTTTATGTTTTCCATCTTGATAGGATAAGCCCTCATTTTTAACAATTAAAGTATGACCATCTTGACCACTAAATTTTATTTCTTGATTTTCAAAAATGGTTTTCAT